CTATTACAGAGATACCTGATCCAAATAGATTAACACTTGGCCTTGGAACATTAACTATCACAGCAGATTCTAATTTTACTGCCACAGGTAGTCAGGTTACATTAACCACAGGAACACCAGAAGCAACCACAAGCGTAGATCTCACGCCTACTGTAAACCAATTGACCTTAGCTACAGGAAGTGTTACAATAACTGCTGACGCAAATATAGACCTTACAGGAGTTGATTTAACTCTAGCTACAGGAGAAGTTGCGGCAATAACATGGAGTGAAATAGTTCCAGGCGTAGATATGGTTTGGACACGAATAGATACAAATTAATATGGCATCAACATTTTCATCAGATTTAAAACTAGAAATTATAACAACAGGTGAGAAAGCTGGACAATGGGGTGGAATCACTAATACTAATTTACAGATCTTAGAACAAGGATCATCTGGAGTTTTAGATGTCGACATGGCGGGAGCTAGTGTTACATTATTACTTACAGATGGTGCTACATCAAATGGTAAAAATGCATACTTAAGATTACATGGAACTCTAGCGGGTAATAGAACAATTACAATGCCAAGTGGTTCAGGTGTAACTAGAGTATGGATTATGAAAGATGATACTGTTAGAGGCACAGCAAATAGAACGTTAGGAGTTTTAACAGCGAGTGGTACTACTACTCAAATACCAGTGGGTTCAACTGTTCTTTGTAGATCAAACGGAACAGAAACTGTCATGACTATTCTTGAAAAAGGTTATGCATCTATAACTGATTCAAACACTCCTTTCCCTGCTGTAAATGGAGATCAAATTTTAGCAAACACAACTGCTAACCCAATTGAAATAGATTTACCTTCATCTCCATCTGTTGGAGAAGAGGTAACTATTATTGATGCAAGAGGAACTTTTAACTCTAACAATGTAACAGTAGATAGAAATGGTCAGCCTATAAACTCAGCTGCATCCAATTTAACTTTAAGCACAGCTGGTCAAGCAGTTACATTAGTTTATGTAGATGCAACAAGAGGTTGGGCATTTAAGACTAACACAGCATAGGGGCTACATTAATGGCTCTAATTGATTTTAAATTTAGATCAGGCATAGACAAACAAGACACGTCTGTAGGTGCAGAAAACAGATGGGTTGACTCAGATAATGTTCGTTTCAGATATAATCTTCCTGAAAAAGTTGGAGGGTGGTCTTCACTACTACCTGACACAATTGTTGGTGTTGCTAGAAAACAACACGCATTTGTAGATCTTGATGGTAATAGATATGTAGCTATAGGTACAGATAAATTTTTACTTATTTATTTTGAGGGAGCTCTTTATGATATTACTCCTTTTAGAAGTAACAATGCGGGGGCTCAAATAACTTTTACAGGTTCTACAATTACTACAAGTACAACTAGAGGAACTGCTGTTACAATTACAACATCAACTAATCATGACTTAGAAGTAGGAGATATTATTGAATTAGATTCAGTGACAATGCCTACAGGTTCAAGCATTGCTGCTTCAACTTTTGAAGATAAACTTTGTCAAGTCATAACAGTTCCTACATCAACTACTTTTACAGTCACATCCCCATCAGCAGAAGCTAATGGAGGTGGCTCCGATTTAACTTCGGGAAGTTCTTGTATAGTAGAACCCTACCAAACAGTTGGACCAGAAGCACAATCTTATGGTTATGGTTTTGGTATTGGTAATTATGGTGGAACAATAACAGGATCACAAAGCACAGAATTAGATGGATCATTAAATGCTGACACAGCAGGTACAGGTGGATCAGGAACAAGTGTAACTGTAGATGCCACAGCAGGATTTGCATCAGCAGGAACTATTGCTGTAGGTGCAGTTCCAGATGCAGAATTAATAACTTACACATCAACAAACTCTACAAACTTTCTAGGAATTACTAGAGGTGCAAAAGGAACAGCGACAGCTGGTACATCAAATGGTCAAGCCCATTCTACAAACACAACTGTTCAAGACGCAACTTTATGGACAGGGTTTGGAGATGCTGTATCTGCATCAACCGTGACTCTTGAACCAGGGCTATGGTCATTAAGTAACTTTGGTCAAGTGTTAGTAGCAACTATTGCTAATGGTGAAACTTTTACTTGGGATTCTTCTATTGCAGCTAATTTCACAACAAGAGCATCTAAAACAACCACTGGTTTTTCTACAGCAATCAGTGGTAATCCAACAGCAACTAGAACAACTTTGATATCACCAACAACAAGACACTTAATTCACTTTGGAACAGAGACAACAATTGGTGATCCAACGACACAAGATGATATGTTTATTAGATTTTCAGACCAAGAATCTATAAATGATTATACACCCACAGCAATTAACTCTGCGGGTACACAAAGACTACAAGATGGTACAAAAATTGTAGGTGCTTTGGTTGCTAAAGAAAATATTCTAGTATGGACAGATAATGCATTATATACAATGAAATTTGTTGGTGCTCCGTTTACATTTGGTTTTGAACAAGTCGGTACAAACTGTGGATTAATAGGTCAGAATGCTGCTGTTGAAATTGATGGTGTAGCCTATTGGATAAGTAATAATGGTTTCTTTGCTTTTGATGGTACAGTTAAAACATTACTATCTTCTGTAGAGGATTATGTTTATGATGACTTTGACACAACAAAGGGTCAACAGGTTTGTGCAGGTATAAACAATTTGTTTTCAGAAGTAATTTGGTGGTATCCAACTTCAGGATCAGCTTATAATAATAGGTATGTAGTTTATAATTATGGTGAGTCTAATCCGCAAAATGGATTAATATGGTACACAGGAAATGAGCCTAGAACAACTTGGGTTGACTCTATTGTATACCCAAAACCTTTTGCAACTAAATTCGATGATACTGCAGAGGGAACTTTTCCCAGCATAATAGGTTTAAGTGGATTAGGTCAAACAACTTATTTTGAACATGAGGTTGGAACTGATCAAATTAATCCTGATGGTTCAACCACAGCTATTGCATCAAATATAAAATCTTACGACTTTGATTTAGATGTTCAAGGTAATGGTGAGTTCTTTTTAGCAATGAGAAGAATACTACCTAACTTTAAAGTTCTTACAGGAAATGCAACATTAACTGTTGGTATAAAAGACTTTCCTGCACAGTCAGATACGACAAGCACGTATAGTCCCTTTACATTAACGTCATCAACGACTAAAGTAGATACACGAGCACGTGGTCGATTTGCTAATATTCAAATCTCTAATAGTTCTACAGCAGAAACGTGGAGATTCGGTACAGTTAGAATTGATTTACAACCTGATGGGAGAAGATAATGGTAAAACCTAATGTTGATTTTATGCAGAATTATAGACCGACTCCAAATCGAGTCTTTGATTTATATAACTATTATCAAGGTTTAGGTCCTACAACAGGAACACCAACGACGACAACTGCTAGTGTTCCAGGATACAACCCTTTTGTTCCAAGTGGTGATGGAGGTGGCGGTGGAGGTATCACTACTATTAATCCAAGTGGTTTTAAACAAACAAGTAATTTATTTGAAATAGGACCTATGTCTAGAGCAGCCCCAGGTTCATTTAGAGCAGCGCAAGATATAGGTATAAATCAAAATCCAAAAGGACGTTTTAGTAATTTTTTAGGTAACGTTAGAGATTTTGGAATTAAGGCATTAAGTTCTAATCTGTTGGCACAAGGTGGAGCACAAGCAGGATTTAATTTTTTAGGTCCTATTGGTGCTTTAGGAGGTGCAATAGGTGGAGGTATTTTAGGGTTCGGGGCTCGAGGACCTACAGTTGCAGAACGGGTTATAGGAAACTTTTATGGGAACATGGGTAATCAACCAGGTTTTTATAGAGATCCCGTAACAGGAGAACTTGTAGAAAGTGCAATGCAAGGATATAATATTTCTTCTGCATTTGGTGGAGGTATTCCCGCTGCCATAGATAAACGACTAGCTAGAATTGGTAGAACAATAAAAAAGAAAAAAGGTAAAGTAACTCAAGGGTTATTAGATTTACAGAAAAAATTAGAAGCAGAAAAAGCTGCTATTGAGGCAGAACAACAAAGACAAATGGAAAATCTGCGAGATAGAAACAGAGCTGAAGGTACAGGTGGTTATCAATCTGATTTTTCACAAGATACAGGATTTATGGAAGGTAGTGGTAAAGCATCAGAAATGGGTAGTTTTTAATGACAAAGATAGTAGTAAGATTACCAGAACCAAAAGAAAAGTATGAAGTTGATAACCAACGACAAATTAACAGAGCCTTACAATCTGTTGTTGAACAATTAAACTCAACGTTCTTACAAAATCAAAAGGAGGAAACAGAGAGATTTACTTTCTTTTCATTGTAATGGCAAATGTATACAAGAATATTCAAGCAGTGGTTAACGCATCAGGAAGTGACGTTAGTATGTACACTTCACCTGACGCTACAACTAGCATTATTAAAACAATTAAATTGTTTAACACACATGGGAGTGCGTTAGATGTTACAATTAAAGTTTTTGATGCCTCTAGTTCTACTGATTTTGAATATGAAGTATCAAATGTTCTTGCAAGCAATGGAGTTGATTTACTTACGTTTAACAACATTCTTATACTTGAAGCAGGAGATATATTAAAAATGCAAACAACACAGACTAATGTAATAAAGATGACCGCTTCTGTATTACAGATTAGTCGATCATAGGAGGAATATGCCGTTCATAGAACAAGAAGCTAAAGAAGAAATTAAAATAATAGAGGGTAAAAAAACTAAGGTTATCACCCCTGAAGTCGAGATTACTCTGACTAATACTAAAACAGGACAGGAGTATATGTCAGACGCTGAGGCAGACGCTGATGTAAATGACCCTAATACTGCAACTCAAAGAGAGCATATAAGAAGAGATGTGCATGTAAAGGTCGCTCAAATCAATATTGGTGCTAAATCGAAGGAGTTGTAAAACGATTAAAAATAGGATATTTTAAAAGATTATGGCAATTTCAAGAATGCAAGAACCAAGACAATTATACGGACTAGGTAGTCTCGTAAAGAAGATTACTAAACCTATTAAAAAAGTGTTTAAAAGTCCCATAGGTAAAGCTGCTTTAATAGGGTTAGGTGGTTATGCTTTAGGTGGAGGATTTGGAGCAGGTGGATTTAAGTTTGGTAATATACCTGGATTTACAGCAGGAAAGAATTTTTTATTTGGTTCTCCTCTAGGTTATAAAACAGCTTCAGGATCAGTGGCTAGAAGCGGAGGTTTGTTTTCAAAATTGAAAGGTTTATCAGGAACTACAAAAGGTATACTAGGACTTGGGGCAGGAGCAGGTTTGCTAGGTGGTTTGTTTGCTAAACAAGAAGATGAAACTGAAGAAGAGTATCAAGCTAGAATAGAAAAATTAGGACCATACCTAAGACAATACTACGGCAATGTTGGTGATACGTTCGGTGATCA